CTCTTTTATGACTTCTATTTTATTTAGAAGTGGGTGAGTCCAGCCGTGAGAAACAATGTATGTATTCAAAGTTTCTTCTAATAGTATCTCTACTAGTTTCTCTCTACCTTGGTCGTCGAGAACTGCTATCACTTCGTCAAGAAACAAAGTGTTTATTTGTGAACTAGAAATACTACTCATTAACTTACGAATAGCAAGTAGAGTAGCAGTGTTCACTCGTGCAAGTTCACCACTCGATAAGGCTAGAATATCTACTACATTTGCATTGTCTGTAATCTCAACATTTAACTTGTCATTTGTTACTACAAACTCCAAGCTGAATCGACCATCAGACAATTCTGCCAGATATTCGTTTGTTAGTTGTTCTAAGTCTTTTACTAGATTTTCAATTTTATAAGCAAGTAGACCATTGGTACTAAAAGCTTTTTTAAGTATTTCTAAATGGGCAGCGGTTTCTTCAACCTTGCCCAAAGCCGCGACAATCTCTTCCAATTCCAACTCAAAACTTTCTGTCTGTTCTTGAATTATATCAAGTCTTGTGTTGTGTCGCTCCGCGACCATATTGTCAGCCGCAATTTTTTCAATGTCTTCCTTAACTTGCGTTATACGGGAAGAAATCTCGTCAATTTTGGAAGATATCTCATCACCGTCTAAAATTTGAGAAGGTAGAGAAGTGTCCAAATCACGAATGTAGTCTTCGTACTGCTGTTGTTGATTTCGTGCAATTATCACATTCTTATTATGCTCATTTGCTTTCTCAAGTTGTTCTCTTAGCACTACTTGATGATTGTGTGCATTTGTTCGTGCGTTTACATAATCTGTCCAAAGTTCTTGAAGTTTATCGCCATCTATTTCCTGCTCACAAGTTGGACATACATCTTCCTCAAGTTCGTCAATCTTGTCCATGTGTGCTTGGGCTTCAGCCTGTTTGGAACTATAGGTTCCAATTTGCTGCAATATTAGCGTCGTAGGAATCTCCTCCCCGACATCCTGAGGTCTGTGTTCAAGTGTTTTTAGATTCTCTTTTACAAAATTATTATCTATAATTTTTTTATTTGTTTCAGAGATTTTTTCAAAATCGTTTCGTAATGAACTTAATTCTGTTTCGTCATTTTCTGAGATTTTTGGCAGATTTAATATTGGAAGTATATTGATACTCTCTAATTTATTTTCTTCTAACCATTTTACTATTGTATCACACTTGCTGTTAAGGCCATTGATTTCGAGTGTTAACTCTCGAGAAGCCTCTTTGAATATTTCAAAGAACTCTACATATTCTTCTAGCTTTAAAAGATCAATGAGAAACTTTTTTCTGTTTGTATCTGTCGCAGTTAGAAACTGTAGTGATGTGTTCGTATTCTGATACACAAGTTGGGTAAATGTTTTGAAATCTAACCCAAGTAGATTTTGTACTGTGTTGTATGTATTCGTTGCAGTATGACTTGATATATCTTCTCCAGCTTTATAAAGTTTACACTTAATAGAGGCTTTTCGAGTTACATCAATTTCATACTCAATGTCATCAACTTCAAATTTAAGATTAATCCAATACCCGTCTTTGATAAAACGGTTTTGAATCTCTTGCTTTTTTATTCCTTTACTGTTTTTATTAAAGAGTACTTCTTCAATAATAAGTGGTATGGATGACTTACCCATACCGTTTGTCCCAACAAGTTGGGTAAGATTACTGTCATTAAGATCAAGAATATTTCCTTTGCCATAACTAAAACAGTTATCCCATTGTAGAGTTTTTAGAATAATCATTAAATACTCCCATTATATTCTGTATTTTATCATCTGTTAAATTAAGTATAGCACTTAGATACTCAACTAATTCTTGTTCCATTGTCATCTCTTTGAGATTTAATGTAGATTCACTGTTTCGTTTTATTACTTTCTTATCGAGTAACTCAGAGTTCTTCACTGTTGCAAGATCTGCCACATCACCTTCAATTTCATAAATTGTATGATGAAAGTCTGTGGGAAGCATCTCGGAAGGGTCTGTTACAGTTTGTCGTAACAGTTGGGGAAGATCAAACTTATGCCAAGTCCATGGCGGTAAGTGTTTATCTCTATGTTCGTCAATCATTAAGTACCCTGTCTCGACTATGGTTCTATGAAAAGAAGTAGTCATTGGTGAGCCAGGATAAACTATGTTTAGTTGTGTATTTGTATGGCTATGTAAGTCTCCTGCATAAACTACAGGAAACGCGCTAAACCTATCGAGATCAACCTCAGGTGTTACATGTGGTGGTATTTCACCACGCACATGAGTAAACAGAGGTTTGTCAGGATTACATGCCTCTATGCCGCCCTTCTTGTGAAGGTCAACATAGGGCAGTATTGTACCCCAATCATACTCTGTAGTCTCGTCAATTATTTCAACGAGAGGGTTAACATCTTGGGTTGCTCTCTTAAGATTTGAAAAGAAAGTCTTGTATTTCTTTGTAGCTTCATGGTTACCATCATAAATGATAGTAGGTTTCTTTACACCTCTGACAAAGTCAAAGTATAGTGTAAGTTCATCCATTGAAGGTACTCTGTCAAACAAGTCTCCTCCTATAATATGCATATCGATTTGACTTTCTAGTTCATAGATTTTCTCAAAGAACATATCAAATCGTGCACACGCCCAGGGAAGCGGCACATTCTTTTGCCCTAGCTTTAAATGCCAGTCTGCCGTAAATAAGATCATCCTACGAAGTTATCTCCTGGCTGCCATGAGCAACCTGTAAGACCCCCAGCTTTTAAAGCTTGTAGTGTTCGTAAAATTTCTTTTGCATTTCTTCCTGTATCTAATGCATTTACTGATACATGTTGTATAACTCCTTCTGGGTCAATTATAAAAGTTGCTCGATAGTGTACTCCATTATTTTCGTCAACTATTCCTAGTTTACGACCTAGAGTAAGCCCAGAGTCTGCACAAAGAACATGTGTAATGTGTTTAATATCATCATTACATTCTTTCCATGCAAGTTTACAGAATTCGTTATCTGCACTGACACCGATAATGTCGGCATCATGTACTAGATTATCCATATCCTTGATTTCTGTTGGACAAATAAAAGTAAAGTCTTTTGGATAAAAGTACATTACTGTCCACTCGTTTAACAATAAGTCGACATCAACGATAGTATTTGTATCGTTTACGCCTTGCATATTAAAACTTGGGAATTTATTTCCTACTGTAAGCATAATACTCTCCTAAGAAATGTTGAATTCATCTGACACTTCGTCAGGTGTTTCTGTGCCTGAAGGTGTAGTAACTCGTTGTAAGAGTTCTAACTGAGCGTCAGCTGTAGGTCTAGGTAATACATCATCCATAGATTTGAGTTCAGCAATAGCTGCTGTTTCTTCTTCGGTTAATGGTCTTGGTTTACATTTAAGAGCTTGTAGTCTGTACTCAACATTAAATGCCATAGGTCCAGTTTTAACTCTCTGGAAACATATGTCCCAGCCTGTTTCAGGATTAGTAGGATCACCTAAGTCTTCAGCAGCAACCATAATTTGCTCCCAAAGTTTTTTCTTTAGATTTACTACTTTTACTGCGCCGTCAGTTGGATCGATACACTGGAGTGCATATGCCCAACCACATTTTAGATCAGGAAAGAAATCTCTTACATGATCTTTGTCCAAGTTATTAAATGTCTCTGTCTCTCTGTCGAAAGCTAAACACTCCATAGGGATGTTTTTAGCGTTCTCGCCTTTGATCCAGTATACATATCTTGGTAAAATATCTCCCACTAGACGAAATTTGTTGTCTCCTTCTGTGTACTGATATTGATTAATTTTATTCTTTTGGGCTTCGCCCTTGACTTGATTAAATTTTATAGCCATTTTTTATTTTCTCCATTTTGCGTTATCTTCAAACTTGAAATGAATTCTGTCATCTTTTATTTGAAGAAGTCTGTTGTCATTAATTATTTCCTCCATTATAGGCAAGTGAATCAACTGTAAAGTTGTATCACCAGTTGCTTTATAATGGTGGTAGTTGCGATAGGAAGCTATGTTTAAATAAACAGCTGCTTCCAAATTACTGTAGTTGCGTCTTTCGACTAATAGCTGTCTTGGATTCACCAAAAAGCTACCCCCATAGAAACTTTTGCCGTAGTATTTATAAGTTGGATCCTTATAACTAGATGGCATAGGTTTATGAGTTAAAATGTGTACTATAGTCATAATTGATGCGGGATCTCCTTCGGTCACGCTCATTATTTTGTTCATATCATATTTTATCATTATATTATATCAAATTTTTATGCTCTTGTCAAGCATTATTTTTCTATGGTCTTTATAAGGTTGAAATATCATATCCCTGTTTTATATAGTACCCTGTCCTAGCCGTAGCTTGTCGACTTGCTGTTTTGCCAATTAGTTGTATATCCACTACTATAGGTTGTTGTTTGTCAGGGTACTCTCTTATTACCCTGCCAATTAATTGTGTAAGTAGTGGCTCGTTATTTACTGGAGTTCCAAGTATCAAGCAACTAAGAATATCTAGTGAGATGCCCTCAGAGAAAATACTCTGAGTCCCAAACAGTATGTCTTTGTCTTCGAATACTTGTTTCATTATGTCTGCTCTGTCTTCGTGTGGTATATCTCCAGTCACACAAACTGCATTGTCTCCTACCAAGTTATAACAACTTTTTAGGAAGTCAACTCGATCAGACACTACCAATACTTTATGACCTTTTGCAGCGTAGGATGCTGCCGTCATAGCAATAGAATGTTGGTACTCTGGGTTATAAGCCAGCTCATTCACTCTATTAGCCCAAGGTATTGAGTTTCCATCCATAAACCGTATTGGAAGTTTTAGGATATCAATTTTTGGGACTATGTAATTTTCTTTTGGTGGTTGAAAGATATTATCTCCAAAGTAATCTCTGAACACAACATGTTTACCATCTTTTCTTTGTAATGTACCCGATAGACCAATCTTATATCTAGCACAAGATTTATCTATTATTCTAGCGAAGGTTGGACTACTAACATGATGCATTTCATCTAAAATAATAGTTCCAAACTCTTGTCTTATTTGCTCAATCTTTCGGTATAAACTCTGTACATTTCCTACTACGACTGGAGCATCAATATTAAATTTACCACTACCAATAATGCCAGGTGTAAATCCAAATACTTTTTTACATTCAGTTTCCCACTGCTTTCTTAAAGTTAAAGTATGGGTAACTACTAATGTCTTCTGTCCGAGTTTCCCAGCTATTGCTAAAGCTGTAAATGTCTTTCCCCAACTTACCCAAGCGTTAATTATACTGCTGTCTTCAATTTCGTCATATACAGACTGCTGAGAAGGTCGTAAAGTAAACTTGAATGTAGGAAACTCTATAGGTTTCAAGATTCGTTTGTCTTTGATTTCATGATCTTCTGGAATTAAATCCTCTCTACCTGAAGGTATAGATATCATACCTTGTTTGATCATTGCCATATTCTTAATTATAAATGGCGGATCTCCATACTTAAATGATGGGATCGCATAAGTTAACTCAGTATCAATTTTCTTTTGTGTATGCGGAAGCACTTCCAAATAGATTCGATTGCTGAGTACTGCTTTCATGTAAAGTCAGGGCCATTATACCATTGAACTAAAGAATATCGTGTTCCTCTAGTAACAGGAGTTACCCTGTGTAATATCGCAGAAGGAAATACAATAACTGTACCTCTTTTTATTATATCGTCTGGGGAGGTGAGTTCCATAGTACCCCAGTAGTTTTTGAACTGTAATTCTCCGCCTTCATAATCTTTAGGATCAGATAATTGTACTGTGACAGATAACTTTCTATATAAATCTCCATCAATATGACAATCTCTGTGCCAATCATAGAAAGCGCCTTTATGATAGTTTGCAAACTGCAATCTTTCTTTACCCGTTACATTAAACTTCCACTCAGCCTCAATATTAGCTGCTCCAGTATAATCTATAACTAATTTTTCTATCCAGCAATCTTCGGGAAAGAAAGATATAAGACCTTGTCTCAAGTCTTTATCCTGATCATTTCCTGTATTAATACTAGCCTCTGCAGCTTGTAGTCTTAATCCTTCTTTAATTATAAGATCACAAACATCCTCAGACAAAGTACCTGCCCAATAATAGTATGGATTACGAATAACTGTTCTCATGCGTTCATATCTCCATCCATGTCTCCATACCTATCAGTCCATACATCTTCGTATATTATTCTAAATTCTTCTACTGTAGGAACTTCGATTTTTATTAATGGGTTCTTTTCGTTTGTTTGAGCAATATCCCATACATGACTTGCGTAAGCCACTAGTAATTGTTTCTCAGTGTATAAAATCATATTTTTCTCCTGTTTCGTAGTCATAACTACATACTGCACACCATTCTTCTATAGGATGGTGACATTCGTTTAATTTTAATTGTTCTTTTCTTATGCGTGACTTTTCCATTGTAGCAACCCACTCATCACTATTTTTTTGCCATCTCTTACTATTAGTCCATTCTTCCACTGTTTAAATCATTCTCCATGTATCTTTTTCTTTTTTACTAGATACATTATATAGCACCCAAGGAATGCTTTGTTTGTATAAAATTCCTGCCCATGTCATATCATCAGACAAAGGTCTTTTTAAAGTAAATGGAAATACACAGTCCTTACACCATAGTATACTTACTACATCTTTTCTATCTATTTTTAAAATTTTGTGGTATTTTAACTCCACTCTTGTTGTTTTTTCTTTTAGTATAAAATATCCAGATGAATCAATATATTGTTTACCTCTATGCATAAGTAGAGAGGGTATATCCTCTAGCATATACTTTAATGGGTATAAGCTTTTCATAGGACTTTGAAGCCTTCTCATTCCAAGAGTTTTTCCTTTCATATTTCTATCATCAAGTACTTGATCTTCCACCCATAGTAATCCATCTTGCATTTCTACATTATCAGTATGTACTACATATACTGGGAAGTCAATATTATCATAGTTCAGCATATTTGGTTTCAAATTTGCCGAAGGAGTAATCATCACCAATGTCAAAATCACATCCTACAGGACAGCCTGGAATACTAATTCCTCTATCTTTTTGTACAGCTTCAGCAATAACTAATTTATATGCTTCTACTACTTCTTCTTTAACTTCTGCTAGAATTGAATCATGCACAAGTGCAAATATTTTTGCGTCATCTGCCCAAGGAGTGCTGTTAATAAATGCATGAGCATCAATAGCTCCTAGCAAATTAATATCAGAAGCTACTGACTGAACTAAAAAGTTCATGCCAGATCTGACCTCATGACTAGCAACACCTTTGTTGTCTGACATTACATTCGGTAATCTTCTTTTTCTACCAAAGTAAGAATATATAAAACCATTGTCTCTAATGTATTTAGAAGATTGGTCTATCCACTTTCTTAATTGGAAAAACTGTCTGAAGTAATCATCAATAACTTCTTGTGCTTCGCTGACACTAAATCTACTTCCTGAATCTTGTGTTACTTGTTCTGATATTTTTCTTGCACCAGCACCATACATAATCCCAAAGGTAACAGCTTTAGCAGCCTGTCGTTCTTTTGAGAAGTTGGTTGCAATATCCTGTACCTCGCCCGGTAGTTGAAAAACTAACTTAGCAATACTACTATGAAAGTTACCGCCAGACTTAAATACATTCATTAGGTTTTTATCGTTTGCGAGGATTGCTGCAACATACACTTCTGCTGTTGTTAAATCCATAGCAACTATCTTATTCCCAGGCCTGGCTTTTATGCAACCTTTTACTATAGGGTTATCTCTTGGTATTTGTTGCATATTCATTTTACCACTAGAAGATAATCTTCCTGAGGTAGTGCCATGTAAATTAAATCCTGTACGAAGTCTACTATCTTTATCAAGCTGTGGTAGAATTTTATCCAAGTAAGTATTCTTTATCTTTGACTTTTGTCTTATGGAAAGAATATGTTTTGGTATTTCATTCTGTTCAGCTAATTCTTTTAGTACTTCTGCATCTGTAGAGTGTGCGCCTGTACCAGTCTTTTTACCTGTAGGTTTAAGACCTACAAAGTCAAATAATAACTCTCGTAATTGTACTGTACTGTTAGGGTTAAACTCTTTCTTTTTTACTTCTTCAAATTGTTTTACAGCATCAAACTCGTATAGGTCTGCTACTGCACCATCTATATCTTCTTGCATGAGTATAGTTGATTTACCTAGTCGTTCTTTATCGAAAGGCACTCCTGTATCTTGTACATCTGTTAAGAATCTACAGCCAGGTATAAGTATATTTTCGTATACACTAAATAGTTTAGAATTCTTTTTAACTGCTGGATATAATTTAGCAAACACTAATAGTGTAACTACTGCATCCATCGCAGCATAAATCTTCATGACATCAAAAGGTATTGAGTCCCACTGAAAGTCAGCTTTTAGTACTCTGTTATTCTTTTTGTACTCGTCTATCCAATCATACATAGGTTTCTCGTAGTCACCATAAGGTGTGAACTTCATTGCCAACTGTTTTAATCCGTGACTACCAGGCACTTCATCTAAACAATAGTGCAGTAACATGGTGTCTTCGAAGTCTGGAAAAGTAAAATTGAAGTGATACTCTAACATAGCTATATCAAATTTTGCATTATGAAATACTACTTTCTTCTTCTTAAATATTTGGTTCATTAAAACTTCTGCTGTTTCATCTACGCAGTCAGTTGCAATGTATACGCCGTGGTCTCTCTCATAGGACATACTAATACCTATGACATGACCATCTCTTGGGTATAACCCTGTAGTTTCTGTATCAACAGCTATCCATGCGTTCTCATGGTCTCTAGCTTTTATAAGATACCTATGTAACTCTTTTGAATCTGTAATGCCATAGACTTTTGACTCGTCTACTTTCATTACTTTTAGTTCTCCACTAATAAATTTTATGATATTAGCTTTGCTTTCTTCCCATGCAGGTTTTGCCTCTGGCTTGAAAGTTAACATAGCAGGATTTATTACTGGTAGAAACTTATCGTCTACGCATCTTCCACTATATTCTGTTATAGAGGTACACTTTGTGTAACTCTTTAGTGACTCTGATCCCACTAGAATAACCCAGTCGTAATCATCTGTGTTGATCTCTATGTCAACATCCGCTTTTAAAATTTTCTTTTTTGTTTTGTCAGAGCAAAGTGCGAATCTATCGAACTCAAACTCATTATCAAAGTATCTTACGAAGTTTGTTATACTAGGCTTCGATTCAATTAATGCTACTTTCATGATATAATCTCTCTCTTAATTTGTTTACTTGTGTTTGTGCTAAGCTACCTGGGTCAATGCCATTTCCTAAATCTATGTTTCGTACTAACATTCCAAGTGCTTCCCCCATTGTTTTGATGTCTTCGGCTGCTGTCTGTCCAGCCTCGTCGCCATCAAATATAATATCTAACCCAACAATATTTTGCATCTTAAGAATGGATAACTTTTCTTTATCTACATTCCTAGTTCCGAAACAACATATTGCATTTGTCAATCCCTTGTCGAAAAGATTTACTAAATCAAAAATACCCTCGACAAGAATCACTCTACCTTTTATTGAGTTAACGGCTGAAGGATAGAGTGGTAGCACGGCTTGGGGAGGATATATAAGATACTTTGGCGTTTCCGTCATAGTCATATGTCTGCCGTTAAATGCTACCACCTTTCCAGTTATGTCACGAATTGGAAAAACGACTCTGCCGTTAAAACTTCTATCGTGATGTAAAAAAGCTTCAAAATGCTTATAAGTTTCGGGTTTGATTTGTCTCCAGTTTCCTTCATATGGAATGAAACCTTTTGGAAACTTAAACCCTACGCTTGAAGATCTTGTTTCTTGTATTACAGTTTTTAGTTTTTGTCTCCTTATATCTAAGAAGTTGGCTGCTTCGCCAAAGTGGGTAAAAGCGTTGCCACGAAATCCACAAGCAAAACAATTAAATATGCCAGTTACCTGATCAATACGCATACTCGGATGAGTGTCAGCATGCTCAGGGTTAAGACATTTGACTAGAAAATCTCTACCAGAGACTTTGTACTCAATGCGTTTTTCTTGTAAAAGTTCGTCTACTCTCATATTTTATTTATCTACTTGAATAGGCTTAGTATTAGAACCCACCACACTATCGCTAGGATTATCTCTATCATGTTGCCATTTTAATTCTTCACCGATTTTTTCATACTCGGTCATATTAGTTCCGTCCTTATCTGTGTTTTCCTTATAATGTAAAGACTTGAATACTACTTCTTGCATCTGAAACCAGATTGCTATAGCATCACTTCTAAACTTCTTATCAGGCCACAGGTAAAAACAATTATGCCAATCCTCTAAAAATCTGTGTACTGTAACTTCCACATTAAAAGTTGGATCGCCTTCTTTTATTATTTGTACTGCCCTTAATCTTTGACTGCCCGCCAAAGGATACCACTGCTTGAGTGTAAGAAACGGATTCATTATTCCATTTTCTTTTATACTAGCCAACAGTGGCTCATTAGTTGGTACATTATGTATGTTCTCAATCACCTGTGGTTGTGAGAACAAAAAATCTGTATCTGTATGAACTACTTCATAAGGAGGTACACCTACTAAGGTAGCTGCTGTACTACCTATTCTGTCGTGAGCCATAACGCAAATCCTCCATGTAATTAGAGAACATTTCTACCATAGATTTCTTACTAATCTGTTCTCCTATCCACACTACCCTTCCTGTTGATAGTGTGCGTTTAACTTTGCCATTATTATATCTAACATCTAAGACATGACCATCGTCTAGTCTATTATCATACCACATTGTTACTTGCTCTGTATTAAAAGCATGTATGTCAGCAACTTTGTTACCCCAATCTTCTGCGGCAAGTTCTTGTCTTTTTCTTCTCATTATATAATCATATTGCGTCATGTATATCTTCTCCTGTTGATAAGCTATCTTTTATATTTTCCCTGTCTTTAGGGTTCATAGTGGACTGCGGGCCTATCTTCAATGTTTCCCAGTCCATTACACTTGTAAATCCCTCCATTTTTGCACTACGCATTTTTGTACAGTTGAATGTAATACATTCATCTTCTGGAGCCCATGTTTCAATGGTATAAGCAGCATCTGCTGCATCAAGTATACCTTTTGCGAATCTCGCCTCACCAGACGCATCTGTTTGATAAGGAGAGAAGATTGGCACTTCATATTCCTGTGCCATACTTTTCAGAGTCTTACTTACTTCAATTTGCTCTGTCCAGTCATATTGTCCACCCTTGCTGGGTATGTTTGATCTTTTGACTTGGTTTAAGTAATCGACAATGATGACTCCAACATCTGTCTGTGTTAGCTTACTTTCCAATTCTTTTCGTATAGTTGAAAGACTTAGTACTGGATCATACACCACTTCTAATTGTCTTTCTGGAGTGAGTCTGCGTCTTGTCAAACCCTCATGTAATTCTTCAAAGTCTCTTGTTTCATAGAAACTAGGAAGGAGCTCTGCTCCATCTACAAATCTATTAGCCCACCACTCAGCAACTCTGTTCCACTCAGTGGAGCTCAGGTTTCTAGTAGCTAGTCTGCCAATAGGTACTCGTGCGCCAAGGGCACACATTCTTTGTAGAATGGAGCGACTGTCCATCTCTATTGTAAAATATATAGAGCTACGTCCTTGATTATAAACATTTGTTGCAATGTTTACACAGGTTAAGGACTTACCTGCACCTCTACGTCCACCAACAAGCACAAGGTCTCTGGGAGAAAACTTCATGTCCTGATCGTATTCGTCATTAAGACCTAGAGGTAGATATTTCTTAAGATTCTTTTCAGAATCGAATAATGTGATAGTTTCCATACTCTCTTCTGGAGCTTTTAGATCTACCCTATCACCAATGTCTAACACTATCTGTTGTAGAGCCTCGACATTTTCTTCTGCATTAGATATAGCCACAGATGTATCTACGAACTTGTCTAATTCATCTAGTATTTCTACTTGGGTATATTCATTTTTGAGATATTCAAGGAGAACCCACGCGTCTACATCGACTTCAACAGCCTCTAT